CGATCTTTACGAAGGGCTCATTGCAAAAGGGTGGGCGCAATCAATAGCCATGCAACGTGCAGCGAGCTATGTCCTGAATTCGCTCGACATCGAGTACGAGGATGACCCTGCAGCAGCAGCTGCTGCTGCGCCAGCTGCAGCAGCACGCCCTGATCAGGCTCGCAGAGCTGCAGTGAAGCGAGGACTCGAAGTGATTACTCGTCAGCCGCCGGTGTCGACTGGGCGTGCGGGCGAGGTAGGTTCGCCGCGCGAGGTTCCAGGTGCAGCAGTTGGCAGGATGGCTCAGAAAGATTTCGAGCAGCTGAGTGATCAGCAGCTGCAAAAACTACGAGGAGATGACTTCGATGGCACTGAGTGAACGTGATTATCGGCACGGTACTCGAAATCGGATCAAAGGGCCAGGGACTGGCACCTCCGATGACATTCCCGCTATGCTGTCAAATGGTGAATTCGTGGTTAAGGCTTCGAGCGCAGCCAAGATCGGTGATAAGGCGCTCAACCACATGAACCGGACTGGGAGAGTACCCATGGGACCGATGATGCAGCAGATGAAGCAGGGGCGTATGCGCGGCAAACGCCGCGTGAAGATGGGCCTTGGTGGGCTTATCAGTAAGTTGGGTGCCGGTGCAGCAGCGCTTTATGGGGGTAAGAAAATTCAGGATTGGATCGGCGCTCGAACGACGCCTACACACAACAAGGACTTGGCAGCGGCATCAGAGGGCGGCTCTGGTGGCGGTGCGCTCGCGCCCAGCGCGCCTGTGTCGCCCAATCCAAATTACGGCGGGGTAGTGACACCTTCGAATCAGGGCGCTACCAATGCGCTCGAGGAGCGCATCCGTCGAGCTGGCGGGGCCAAAGGTGGCTACGTAATCCGCCGGAAAAAAATGAACCTAGGCGGTGCGGCGAAGGCAGCTGGTTGGCTAACTGTGGCCGCTTTGACGGGATATGCAGGTAAGAAGGGTATTGAGGAGGTCCAAAGACTCAACAAAGAACGAAAAGAAAGGATGAAGGAAGTGGAAGCAGCAGCGGCGGCAGCGACGCCCGAGAAAAAGTACGGTGGTGGCTACGCATGGCCTCGGAAACAGATGATGCATGGTGGCAAAGGTCTTCGAGCTGCTACTGGCATGGCTGGTGGTGGACACCCCGGTTTCAAGGCTGTGCAAGCCAAAATTGCGCGCAAATCAGGTGTTCCGATGAAGAATGCAGGGGCGATTCTCGCTGCAGCATCTCGGCGAGCAAGTCCGGCAGCGAAGCGAGCTAACCCCCGGCTGAATCGGGTGAAGGGTTGACAAAACAGTAAAGCAAGGACTACAGTCCTCGCCATCGCGATGGTGAGTGCGATATTTCACCCGAGTCGCTTCTCGTAAACAGCGAACTTCGCTTACCTGGTGCGACAACCCAGGCCGAGGTCCGCCTCTCGTAAAACGGCGCTTCCGTAGCTACGAACGCTTTCGTAGCGAGCAGCAAGTCGCCGTTTGTGGTGACAGCGTGCGGGAGCTTCGCCGTCACCGTGTTTTTTTCCTTACGAGAGGAGATACCCTAGTGGCACTGACCAACTATGCTCGGCTCACAAACGAGCAACTAACGGTTTGGTCGCGTGATACCTGGAAGCAGGCTCGGAACGTTGCGTTCCTGACCCGTTACCTTGGCTCCGGCCCCAATGCCTGTTTTCAGCAAATCAATGAGCTGAAGAAGGACCAGAAGGGCGCGCGAGCCGTCATCACGCTGATTCCAGACCTTGAAGGTGACGGCGTGGCAGGTGATCGGACCCTGAAAGGGAACGAGGAAGCCTCCAAGTCATACGACCAGGTTATCCGGATCGACCAACTCCGGAATGCGAACAAGCATGAAGGCCGCATGGCCGATCAGAAGTCCGTGGTTCGTTTTCGCGAAGAATCGCGAGACATCCTGGCTTACTGGCTTGCTGATCGCATGGACCAAATCGCGTTCCTGACCCTTGCGGGTATTGCATACTCGCAAAAACCCAATGGGGCTACGCGTATCGGTTCAGACCTTCCCTTCCTCGAGTACGCCGCCGATGTGACGCCGCCCTCTTCACGGCGCTTCGCTCGGTGGAATGCGGGTTCAGCCGCTATCGAGGTTGGTGTGGGCTCCAGCGCAGTTACTGCGGCGGACACGCCGAGCTGGAAGATGCTGGTCAACACCAAGGCGTTCATGAAAGACCAGTACATTCGTCCGCTTCGTGGCGAGTACGGGGAAGAGGCATACCACGTTTTTATGCCGCCGTTGGCGATGGCCAAGCTCAAGCTCGATACGGACTACCTGGAAGCGCTGCGGCATGCGCAGCCGCGCGGTAACAAGAATCCGCTCTTTGTGGGTTCGGTTCCGCTGATCGACGGTCTGTACACGCATGAGTATCGGCACGTGCCGAACACGGGTGGAGCTGCACCGGGTTCGAAGTATGGCGCCGGAGGCGCGGTTGAAGGTGCGCAAATCCTTTTCTGTGGCGCGCAGGCACTCGGATTCGCCGACATCGGAAACCCAGAGTGGGTGGAAGAAGGCGACGACTACGAGAACCAACAAGGCATCGCGGTCGGAAAAATCTGTGGCCTCCTGAAACCGCAGTTCATCACGCAGTATGCTGGCGGCACCTTGCAAGACCACGGGGTGTTCTCCACGTACGTTGCGACATAAGGAGAATCAGCCATGCGTTTCAATTTTTCCGGTCGTCAGTGGGTGCTGAACCTGCTTTCGGTGTTTGGCTTCGTGGAAGTCAACCAGGCTCCTACCGGGGACGTGAGTTATCTCACGATCCCGCCCGGCGCCCAGGTGACTACCGCGATCGCGCTGAATGTCACCGCCTCGTTTGTTGGCCCTGGTACTGCCGATCTCATCGTGACGAACGACGCCACTGGTGGCGCCATCGCAACGATTGATTTGCTGGCGGCACCAGGTGTGACAGCGATCATTGCGGTCGGCACGTACCCCGAAGGTTTCAGGGCGAAGATCGTGTTGGATATCGATGCAGCGGCAACAGCCGGTGAGTTCCAGTCGCAAGGGGCTTACCTGGTTGAGAACCGGGCCAACGAAATTCAACCCGAGCACAAGGCCTTCGCATAAAGGCCTACGGGCCTGTTGTATGATGAAGGGAGGGGGGTCGATTAGACCTCCCTCCCTTTCACCATGCACAGGAGGAGGCTATGAATTTCACCCTGAAACGTAACTACACGCTGCGCACGAAGTTCGGGCATATCATTTCGTTCAAGAAGGACGAACCGATTCACGTTCCGCCTGCGTGTTGGGAAGATGCAGTGGCCATCGGTGCTGAGCCCGAAGATGAGTCGAAGCTCAATTTTGGAGACGAGCTAACCGACCTTCCGAAGCCCCCCGAGGGTATGGAGCGCGAACGAGCGATCCGAGAATCGATGCTCAAGCTCGAGAAGCGCAATCAGCGTGGTGACTTCAATGCAGGAGGAGCGCCGCATGCCGAGATGTTGTCCAAGTTGGTTGGCTTCAATGTGGATTCAAGGGAGCGAGATACCATCTGGCGCAGCATTTTGGTGAAACGCGCAGATCGCGAGAATGACGCCAAGACAGCTGCATGACCTTTTTCGTACGCAGATCGCTGACACGATCGAGCCGTTTCTTTTCTCGAAGGAAGAGATCTACGAGTACATGACTGACGCTCAGCGGATGCTCCTCCGACACACAGAGGGCATTCCTGATGCGACGTCACCGGATGTAACCAGCCTTGAATTTGGCCCTGATGAAGAGTTCGCGACGATGTCGCCGCTCATACTCTTCATTCGCGGGGCCTCCCGCGCCTCCGATAAGCGCGAGATTGAAGTCCTGAATATCGAGGATTTCCGTTACGGCACCGGTGGGCTCACCATCGACCACGACTATCTGCCTGGGCTCGCCGGGCCGAATGCTGGGTTCTCGGACACGCTAACCTGGCGTGACAAGCGCGGCCCGCAGATCAACGCGATCATCCTTGGCATGGAGCGCCACAAAGCGCGAGCATTCCCAATCTGTACGACTGGTGAAACCATCAAGATCGAGGTTTACCGTCTGCCTCGGAATGAACTTACCGAATCGAAGAACTGCTTCTTCGAGATCGACGAACAGCACCACAGGCACCTCCTGCTGTGGATGAAGGCACTCGGCTACGCCAAGCAGGATGTGGACATCCGTGACGACAAGAAGGCAGCGAATTACGACGAGCTATTCATGGCCTATTGCGATAAGGCGAAACGCGAGCAGAGTCGAGCCAAGCACAAGCCGCGCACTGTTCTCTACGGAGGCATCTAATGCCGCAGATCGCAAAAGTCCCACTTACTATCATCCAGGGGGCTTCGGCCGATTTTGTTTTCCGGTGGGCGACAGGGCGGAAAATCTACGCCGACATCTCGGCGGTGCCGGATCTTGCGCCGCTGACAGTCACAGCGGTCGCGCACGGTATCGTTGCCGACGCATGGCCCGTATTTCTCTCCGACATGGTGGGGCTCGAAGAAATCAACTCCGATTGTGATTTTCAGCGAGCTGTGATCGTCGATGTGGATACGCTGCGCATTGACGCTGTCAACGCCAAGGAATTCGGCCCGTATGTGAGTGGTGGCACGGTTACGTACTTCGACCCGACGGACCTTACCGGCTACACGGCGCGGATGCAGATTCGTCCGAACCAACCATCAGAGACGATATACGAAGATCTCACAACTGCGGATATCAGGTTGCCAACAACGGGCATTGTCGTTGACAACCTGACTAAGCGCATCGATGTGCTGCTCGATTCACTTGTTACCGCAGCGTATACGTGGCTCTCTGGCGTCTACATGCTCGAGATGATCGCCCCCACCGGTGAGGTGTACACGATTGCGCAGGGCTCGGTGAAGGTCATTCAAGAGGTAACGCGTTGATGGCCGCAGTCAATCAAACTGAATTCATTCTCATCATCACCCAGGCCGAGTATTTCGTCATCAGTGCGGCCGATACTTTGATCGTACTGACTTACTAGCGGAGATACGACATGAGCGCTTCTTCAAGTACCGTCACTATTGGGCCACCCAGCACTGGTACGTTTCAAGCCGGTGATCAATTTACGGACGCACTCGGTTCGATTTTTCGATGCGCTCGTACTGGATCTCCCGGACTTTGGATTGCACAAACTGCACTGGGATCGTTAGCAATTCCAGCAAATGAGATTGTCTTTGGCACTGGTCCGAGTATCGGTTCTAGTCCCAATCTTACTTATGAGGAGGCTGGGCCAAACGCTGGTCGACTCTTCATCAACACTCTCACAGGCACTGGTGCCCAGGGGAGTGTATCGACTACGCAAGCTACCCCCGCCAAAGTTGCCATCTATGGCGTTACCGGTGTGCAGGCATCAAATGCACAAGGTGGTGACGTTGATATTTGGGGCGGCTACGGCACTGTCGCAGGCGGCACTACGCGAGGCGGTGACGTAAACATTTGGGGTGGAAACACTGGTGGCGGGCCAACCGCAATCGGTGGTTGCGTCAACATATTTGGTGGCGATTCCGCTGGTACTGGCGGCATGGTCGAGATTATCGGTGGCGGCACTGGGGCAACAGGTGGCGCGATTACCATCGACGGCGGACCCGGTGCTACAACAGGTGGCGCAGTTACTATCAAAGGCGGAGCGGGCGCTTCGTTTGGAGGTTTGCTGACGCTGAGAGGTGGCCTAGCAAGCGGAGCCGGGCCAGGTGGCGGCGTCAACATCGAAGCTGGTGTTTCTGGCACAGCAAGCAACGGCGCCCTCATACAGATAATCGCCGGTACTTCCGGACTTACAACCGGCCTCGGTGGCGACGTTCTCATAAATGGGGGGTTTAGTGGAGCCGTTTCGGGTACTGGCGGCGCCGTGCAAGCTAAAGGTGGCACCGGACAGGGTATTGGCGACGGTGGCACCGTGTTTATTTCAGGGGGGCAAAGTGGCCCTGGCGCAACAGGCAATGGTGGAAACGTCGTCATTTCGTCGGGTGCACCAACCAGTACCAATGGTGATGGCGGAAATGTGACTATCGAAGCTCGGGGTGGAACCGGTACGGGAGTGGATGGTTCCATTCGTTTTACGACCACTTTTATTGAGCGTTTCGAGATTCGTGGTGATGGCGGATGGGAACTCGCAGGCAACCAAGGTGCTGCGGGTGAACGTCTAACCTCGAACGGCGCTGGTCTTCCGCCGACTTGGCAGGCGTAACGATGAAGCGAGATCTCGATGTAGTGCTCAAGGATGCGTATGGGAAAACGTTCAAGGATGAGCTGACTCTCGGCGAAGCGATGGCCTTGGCGATTGCAGCTCGACTTCCGGAGGATGCGCATCAAACTTTGGAACAGCGCATGGTGTTGTATCGGCTCTTGCAGCGAGTTATTCAAGGCGGCGTGCAGGAGTTCGAAGCTGGAGAGCTGGACACAATCAAAAGGCGTGGGGTTCCTGATTTCCAGCTAACAGGGCTTGGGGCGATGGCCGATGCATTGGATGCGGATTACGTTCCTTCGAAATGAGTAGCTTTGAATGGTCGATCAGACAAATGAGCTTACTGTCGAGATCATCGAGCAGGAAGAGCAGAACGTCGCCATCCTGCGGGTGGATCCGTTCGTTATTTCATACGCCAATCCGCCGGAACTCATGCCTCGGAAGCCAATCACGATTGGCTTCAAGCAAGAACCTCTTGTCGTCGTCACCGAAGAAGAAGCCACTGTCATTGGCTTTGGCGAAGCGGGGACACCAGGACCGCCAGGACCAGCAGGCCCACCAGGGGGCACGCAGGTTGAAGTTGAGGTTTACCCCTTCAATGACGCCGCAACATTGGTCATTGATTCCGCTGCTGAGGGTTTTCGTGGCATTGAATGGTTGGTCACCGCGCGGGATATCGTCGGCGGTAAAACCCAAGTGTGGCAAGTACGAGCCGTCAACGATGGAAGCAGCGCGGACTTCGCTGTCTTCGGAAAAATGGTTGTCCCCAAGGCAGGAGGGAAGTTAGACGTAGATACTGACGTGAACCTCAACGCAGGGAGCGTTCGGTTGGTGTTGACGAACAATTCAGGCATCACATTAAAAATTACTGCCGTTCGCTACGGCATGGTTATGACCTAAGGAGATCACAGTGGCTAAGGACTATTTTGATGTAGAACGCGGCTTCCGGATTGACACAACTCGGACCTTCACAACGGGTACGGGTGATCCGACGCTCGATGAACCCGTTGGTTCAATCTATCTCGAAGACGACGGCACGCTGTGGCAGAAAGTCGCTGCGGGTGCGGGTGCTGCCAACTGGCGGCGCATGGCGACGGAGGTCTACGTTGACAACGCAGTTGATGGTCGTTCCTGGCGCGAGCCTGCGCAAGCGCACGACGACGATCTCTACGCGAACATCGCGGCAGCGGAGACGAACCTCAACGGTGCGAACGACTTCGATGGCGTGACGCTCATCGAGGGCGACCGTGTGCTGTTGTCGAACCTGACGGCGGGCAACGAGAACGTCTACATCGTGACCGGTACGCCGGGTGCGGGTGCGACGTTGGTGGAAGACACCAACCTCGCGACTGACGGCGATGCGCTGTGGGTCGAGGAAGGTACGACCTGGGCCGATACGACCTGGGCGTATAACGGCACGGCCTGGGTGCAGTTCGGCGCGGGCGACCAGACGGAGCTGGCGTTCATCCGCACCTTTATCGGCAAGGGCGCAGCGGGTGCTGAAACGCCGACGTATTCGAGCACGAACTTCATCCTCAACGCTGATTCGCTCGAGACGGCAATTGGCAAGCTCGATACGCAGTTGCTCGCTACGCAGACCCAGGTTGACAATGCCTACACGGCGACGATGGCCGATGGCGTCACGGCAATTACGACGCTCGATTCGGAGCTGGTTGACGTTGTTGCAGCGGTCCACTGGCGGATTTACGTGCAGGGTTCGGGCGCACCCGATGCTGCGCGAAAAGAAGCGGTGGACATCTACGCGGTCCACAACGGTCACAACGTAGCGGGTGGCGCGGACGCAACTACGACTGACGAGACGGTGTCGAAGAAGCTCAAGATCGGCGCGACGCTCGGCGTCGCGTACACCATCGACGTGTCGGGCTCCGGTGCAGCGCAGGTGATTCGGCTTCGGGTATCGGCAGCGACTTCGTCCAATTTCCGGGCGGTGCGTACCAACGTGAACTTCTAACGTGATCGACCCCAGTA